TTGCCGCCACCCATCATTTTTTTGACGGGCTTTTTCTTCTGCACCATTCCACCATGCTTGTAGGCAGAAGTCATTTTCTTGCCGGTTTTTTTAGCCATCTTTTTGGCGTCATCCTTACCCTTTGCAGTATAAGGAAATGTTTTTTTATTTTTACCTTTACCAACGCTTGGCATTTTCTTCTCCTATGCAAGCTTATCGCAAATCGTCGTTACTTTTCTCTTCATCCACTCAACGTCCTTTTGGATCGACGCGATTGTCGTCCAGTGTTCTTTAAGGGCTGTTGGCGAATTGATGTCTGAAAGAACATTCGTTCTTTGCTCAACCATCGAGGTCTTTTGGTCGTTCATGTCCATGCGCTTGTCCAAGTCGGACAAGGATCGACGCAACGCTTCGTGGTCTGCCATAAGGTTTTTGATCTGAACCTTGGCGATGGCAGCGGCACTGACGATGGACACAAGACAAGTGGCAATCGTCAGCATTAGCCGCAGATCAAGTTCCATCAGCCGTCGTGGAAGACCGTTAAAGAAGTCACATTCGTCAACGTGGCATGAACATCTGTCCGAAAGCGAACACCCCCTTCGGGGATGTAGATGTTCTCGGTAGCAGTTGCCGAGGCTGGGGTGGCAATCGTCATCAGCGTCGTTCCGCCAGTCCCACCGTCCTTCAGAACAATCGAACCAGCAGAGCCGCTCGCAACATAGTAGATCGACTTTACCCGAGCGGGCCGTGCGTTACCCGAAGATCCGGATACATATCCGGTGGAAGTTATCGTTTTAGCTGTGAGGTCGTTTACAGCCATCGGTCACCTCCTTACGAGAGGTTGTTGTTCTGCAAATACAGAACCGTGACGGTCGCAGCACCAGCCGAGGCCGCAGAGCCAGACTGGTTGTAGGTTGTCGTAACCGCAACGTCACTCGTTCCAATGTCGATGAAGTTACCGATTTGGCTGACATCGGAGGTCGCCAGAACACGGGCGGCAGAGCCGAGCGCGAGAGCATCCGCAAACTTGTCGGCTGTCGTGCCGTCACCAATGTCGAGGGTGTTCGTCGTGCCTGCATCGAATGCGGTAGTCACATCTACAGTGATCTGGAAAATTTGGCTGTTAGCTGGAATACGGGCAACAACAGTCGTTGTCCCGTCAGCCGCAAAAGTAATCTTGGCGCTCTGTGCCATGAGGGCGAAACCCGCATTGGCGCTCGCGCCTTCCCGAATGGTGCCCGCTTTAACGGGACCACTGAAGGTCGTCGTACCCATTTAATTATCTCCTTATCGATTGCCCGTCTGGAGAGGTCCGCTAGGCGGTCTGACAATCGCAGTTTGGATTCTTGCAACCACCGCACTTACAGCGCAGTAGCTTGCACACTTGATCTCTCATCCACCGCAATAGGGAGAGACCCCAGCCGCAGATCGTTTTACACACAGCAATCGCTTTGCCTTTGATCCAAGACATTGAGGTCTCTCCTATTGTGTAGAGGTTAGGCTCCGGGCGAACCGTAGACACCGAGCGGGTCAGAGACGCCGAACGAATATCGCTCACGCGCTTTGTACCTCACATTTCCGGTATCGAAATCGCCGTCCATGCCGGTCGCAATCGGGGTACGAACGAAATACTTCATGCCATCAGAACCATTGATGGACGTGATGATGACGTAGGCGTCAGCATCCGTGAAGAAGTGGTTCACGCGATATCCTTGCGGAATCGAACCCATGTTGCGGATGGAATTGATGTCGTTATCGGCGGTGCCGACGCGGAGTTCCGTCTGTAACAGGCGGTTCGCAACGAACATCAGTTCCGGCGGGACAATCAGCTTCTCGGGCCGTGCCGCGATCAGAAGGCCACGCTCATCGGTAAACTCGGAAATCGCAATGATGTCCGCTTCGAGCGAGGTCTCGTTGAGATCGTGTGCCGTCGAAGGCGTGTTCGAGTTCGTACCACCGGACACCAGCGGGTGTGCAGTGTTGAACAGCGTGACGCCGTCGCCAGAGGTGAAAGAACCACTGGGCATACCGTTGTTGATGGGCGAAGCGGCTTTAACTTGCTTCGTGTGTGCCATCGAACGGGCAAGGGCTTTCGTGTACCGAGCGGAGAGGCTGTCGTAGAGATTATCTTCGATAGCTTCCTCGGTGATAGAAAATCCGAGCGCAATCGTCTCATGGTTGTAACGAGCGACGTAATGCTCTTGTGCATTGTCGTAACTAATCGCTTCGCCTTCGTCTTTGACAACGGCTGCGCCGAAGCCAGACAGTTTCAGTTCTTCCTCGAACGCACGATCAGACGTGTTTGTCTCGTAGATCTCTTCGTGCTCGTTCTCGTAAGAATCATATTCCAAACCGAACAGTGCGTTCAGTCCGGGGACCAACTCCTTGAGGAGTTGTGCGCGACTTATAGCCATTTTGCGTTACTCCCTTAGATGCCGGTTGTATTGAGGTACTGGTGGCCAACATTCCACTTGACGATACAGTCAGTGTAAGTGTCACCAATGGAAGATTCCGGACCATTCCAGAAATCAACTAAACGCATCGGAAGCGTGTTCGTTGTCGCCACCGTTGAAGCGTCAAGGCTGACACCCGACACGCCAGTCGAGGTCGAACCAGAGCCTTGCACAACAGCAAAGTTCGCACCTAGCGCAGTCTGGGCAACGGCACCATCCGCTTGGATGTGGAAGAGAACATCCGGATCGTCCACAACGTAGGCGAACGCATCCGACGCAGCAGTCGAGGCGGGCCAGTAGTTTTTGAACGTCATCTGTTCAGAGTTAGGGTCTGTAAAGGTACAGCCCACGAAAACTCCAATGGGGGTCAAAGCCGTCGTACCGGTGTCTTTTTCGACAGTACCAGCAGCAACTAGCTTAACGACATCGCCATTGAAGATGTTGGTCCCATAACCAGAGGCAATCTTGATTTGACGGGTCGAGCCAGCATAGACGCGACCGCCAATAAGATTGACTGGTTTCAGACCAAAGGCAGAAGCACTGCTTGCCATTGAGTCATCTCCTTATTTTTTGAAGGAGCCGGTGACCTTCGTACTACGCTCCGGTCGTAGGAGCGGCATACGCGGGTCTTGCTCCCTCATAAGATTGTTATCAACGCTATCCATTTGTGTTTGAGCTTTCTGGCCGTAGTATTCTTCGCGAGCTTCCTTGTTTTCCGTGGAAGTCTTGCAAAGAACCAAACCGCCAACCTCGATGTTGTCAGCAAAATCACTGCCCTTGTCGGTAAGGATTTGAAGATCTTTGTGGTCTTCTGCCCTCACCGGGACATACCCTTCGCGGAAACGACTGGAGACATTCCGGTTATCGGACTCTCCCATCGTTCTCGCTCTGATCCAGCGGTAGTGGTAACCCGGTTCCGGAGTTGGGTCCGGTAAAACCGAAGGTGGTTTCCATGTCGCCTTTCGGGCGTTTGCTTCTCTCGTCTCGGTCTCTCGTCCACTTCTGGATGAGCTACTATTCTCTTTTGCGCGATCACTCATTTTGAGTCCTTCAGCACTTGCTGTGCATATTGCTCTGGCGTAATTCCCAACCGCTTCGCGAGAGCGACTTGGGTCTGCGTTAAACTAATTTTGCGTGGTCCTTTTCCGGTCCCTCGGGTTGCCGGGGCGACTACGTTTCCCAAAGCGCCATTCCCAGACGAGCCAGAAGTTCCTCTAAACTTTTCGGGGAACCTTGTTCTCATCTCGTTGTCGATGCGTTCGTAGTAGACATCAGTTCGCGGATCGATGCCTTCTTGAGTTACGAGTTGTTCGTGGAGACCATAGGCGTAACCGGTCATTGTCCGGTCTTCACCAAACCAAGAATTTTCTTTCAGCCAACCCTGTGCCTTCGGGTCCACTTGCGTTGCTGATTGCTCCGGTGGTGGAGCCGCTTGCAATCGCTGTGGCGGGGGCGCAGAAGAAATGCGTTCATGTGTAGCAACGGCTCGACTTAAATCTTCTTGAGCGGATGCTAGCTCTTCGGCATCTCCAGTCTCATAGGCATCCTTGTAACGCCGTCGTTGTGCGGCGACTTCGGTTGCTAGTCGTTCTGACTGGCTCTTTTGCAGAAATTCTTGGTGCTGTTGGAGAACTTCCTTAATCTGGTTGTTCTCGTCTAGCAATCGTTGAGCGTAGGAAAAGGCTTCAGAGTTTTCGCGTTCCACCTTTTCTTTTGCGCGGCGCTCTTCGTGAAACTCAAAGCGAAGTTTCTTTATTCGCTTCTGGACTCCCTCGGAGTATTCCTCGATCTCCTCATCGGATGGATCGTAGGGTTCGCCGGTTCGCTCTGGTCTTCCTTGATCCTCTGTCGGGGTATCATCAACAACATCTATTTCGACGCTGTTATCATCTACCTCGTCTGGGGATAACGCTTCTTGTGCTTCTTCAATCATGCTCGTTCAAACCCCCTTGGATCATCGACAACAGCTTCCACCGTGTCGTCGTTGATCAGCCGAAACTCCTTACCCTTCACCTTGAAACGGGTTCCGGAGTAAGAACGGAAAACAACAAAGTCGCCTTCCTTGCAGTATGGGCCGGTCGGGAATTTATCCTCGTCGCCATAAGCGAGAGGTCCGAGTTTTAGTACAAAGCCGACAATGGATGCGGTCTCTTCCGCCGTCTTGAAACGGTCTGGGAGGAAAACACCACCATCGGTTTTCTCCTCATGTTCCGGAATGGAAATGAGGATTTTATAGCCGGAAGGTTCCGGCAGCATTTTTGGCGCTGGTTCAGCGGTCATTCGTCTCTCTTATGTTTTAGCCACCATCACGGCTGGTGTGTGCCGTTATTCCTCGTCCCTGTAGTATCGATCTCTAAGGTCAAGGATTTCTCTTTCAGCAAGGGCAAAGCCCTCGATCTGGCCTACCATTCTCTGGTATTGGCCGAAGTCATGCGCCCCTCCGGTCGAGACTGAATCGGAGACGGCATTCATATTTTCGCGGATCTTTGACAGGAGTATGTCAAAAACCGTTTGTGGTTCATCCATTCTTATTGCGCTGTTCTGTCAGCACACGCCCAACCTCAACGCCGAGACGGGCACCTTCCATTTTCTCTTTGCTTTCGCGGTTCGCGATATCCTTGGCGATATCGACACCGAACTTCAGACCTTCGCGTTTGCTATCCTCTTGCAAGCTTTCGCGGGCCTTGGCGATTTCAACGCCGACTTGCAACCCGGTACGCTTATCTTCAGCCGCAATCTCGGCAGCTTTTATTGCGGCAGTGGTCTGGATACGCTGAAGCTCTAGCTCTGTGCGGTTCTTGTCCGAAAGCGCCTTGCGCTGGACTTCGGCTTCTTTAATAGCAATCTCTCGCTGCTGCATCTGAACAACTGGATCTTGCTCCATTTGCTGACGCTTTTGCATTTCAGCAATCGCCTTATCTTTGGCGAGCACCTTATCGGCGGCGTCGGCAACAAGCTTGGAGTATTTGAACTCGATATCCTCTGGCAGTGGCTTCTCTGTTTCGGGAAGCTGGACGCCCATCGCCATTTCGATTTCGCGGCGATACTGGAACGCAACGTGCTCTGCAACGTGTGCGGCAAGACCGGCTTCCATCGCTTTGGCCATTGGAGAGCCGGAAACCAGTTGACGTATAAGAGGGTCTTGCGCGGCAGCGAGGTGTGTCTTGATGTGACTTTCGTGATCTTGATAGACGAACGCCTTGACGGGCTTGCCTTTCATTATCGCCATGTTTTCAGAGACCGGGTCCATCGGCTCCATCTGATCTGGCGACTTCACGATCTCATCGGCATTAGGTATGCCGAGCGTCTCCATCATTTGTCTGTGCAGCAACGGCATGTCGTAGAGGTTAGGATTAGACTGTGCTAGCTGAAAAGCCGCTTGATATTGCATGACTCTCTGCGACATCGATGCTGCGTTGGGGTCCGATACGGGAATTATATCCACGCGGGAATCAAAATCCTCCTTGCGGGAATAATTCTGATCTTCACCAAAATCATAATCGTAAGCATCTTCCATCGACGTTGAGATAACATCTGACAGAAGGCGTAACTCCGAGCGAAGGCTGGAGTGAACTCTGGCTTGGACCGCGCTCATTACCTTCATCGCGCGTTCCATAATTGCGAGCGTCGTTCCGACTGGCGCTTCCTTGCCGGTCTGTCCCATGCCGACTTGCAGATCCGCAACCGAACCTATGCGCCTACCCTCTTCGACTATATTGCCAAGGAGTTGGTAAAGGACGTTCGACGGTTCTTTGTAAGGGAGGAACGAAATGTTATCGCGAATGCTACCGCCCGGAATATCCACATCGCGGAACTCACCGGGCATGATCGGGCTGTCGTCTCCTTTTATTCGGAGACCCCTCGCCTTCAATCCGGCGGGCAAGTTCGAGAGCGTACCGGCATCAACAAGTTGACGTAAGATGCTGGTAGCGGACTTTGCCAAGCCACCAATCAAATGAATAAGACCGGTGCCGTAAAACCCAAGACCGGGTAGGTACTGGTAGTGGACGAAATGCTGACGCTTGAGTTTAAGCGGATCATCCTCGCGGTAGTTGCGATAGATCGAAAGGATCTCACCCGTACCCCGGATCATTGTTACCACATAAGGCAACTCAATTCCGGTCGGCTCCATGTCAGAGTCGAGATCCTCAAAACCGGAGAGGTCGAGATCAACGTGCATTTCGAGGAGGACTAATCGCCCGTCAGCCTCGACCTCCGCAGACCCATCGAGATCGTCAATCTTTTCTTGGATTTTACTATAGTCGGGGGAAGGATCTGGAAGCTCCACATCCCGGTAAAATCCCGCCACTTGTAGTTTACGAACGTCATTTTTTATTCGACGCATGACGTGCGTATAGCGGGGGCTGGTCATTAAGTCTGACGCCCCGTGGCTGACGACAAAATCCTCGGCGGGTACGAACATCGCACATGCGCGACCAAGGGATGGGTCGTAATAGACTTTCTTAAAAGCAGACCCAGCTAAAGGAAGATGGAACAAAAGCTGTTCCATTTCTGGACGGTACTCCGTCATTACCTCCAGTAGCTGGTAGTTGAGTTCGTTCTGCACCCTTTCGGATTGCTGAACACGCTCTTTCGTTTCCTTGCCAATAATAGACGTGCGAACCGGACCACTTGCCGGGAACACCTCTGTAATGGTTTGACTTTGGAAACGAACCACTGCCTCGGTTAAGAGCGGGTGATAAACACCGCACGCCCCCGGCCAAGGCTGCGTTCTGTCTTCGACCTTCAATCCCAGAAGGTCTAGTCCTTTTACATACGACTCTTCCCAGTCTCCTCTCGAAGACTTGTCGCTTTCAAACTGTCCGGACAATTCAGAAGCAAGCGACTCCAAGTCGCCGTCCTCCATAAAGTCCGCGAGATTGGAATTGAACTCTGGGACTTCGACAACAAGTGCCGGTGCATCAAACTCAATTACCGTTTCTTCAATCTCAATCTCGATAGGAGCTTCATCTTGCGCGGCTTCCTCCAAAGGAACCGTATCTGCAATGTTTCTCAAAAGCTCGCTTATCTGTCGTCTCCTAATAGTACGCCGCTGATCTGGATGGAATGTTCATCCAAGGCGGCTCATCTTCGTAATCTGTTGCAAGGGAAATGAACCCCCCTTGCCTAAATCTCAAAAGCGCCAGCGTGGTACTATCGACAAGGTCGTCATGTGCGCCATTCGGGAAGGCAGCACATTGCTCGATAACCTCTTCGGCCCATCTGGTGCGTGGTGCCCAGACAACTCCGTTAGAGAAGATGTCCGACACAGCGTTAACTCTCGATAGTTTGTCTTGCCCTCTCGACGGCGAGTATTCCGATACCGGAAGACCCACAGCCCTCATCTCTTGGATGAGCGGAAACCCAGCAGCCTTCGCTTCAACTAGGAACGCATCCGGCTGGTAGTCCTCGTAAAGCTCAAAACATTTTCTCTTTAGTTCCGGAAACTCCAGCTTCTCGTTTACCGCATCCAGCAGAATAATATTCGGGACGTAGATGCCGTTTTCGTCCGGATGGTTGAACACGCCCCACGTTGTTATTGCGGAGTAGTCGCTTCGCGCATTCTTGGTATGCGCCGTATCAACCGTTTGCAGAATGAACTCACATGCCGGTGGGTTCTTCTGGTCCCACATATTCCAGTGCTCGCGCTTTATAAGAGCACCCTCTTCGGATGTGGGGTCTTGCTGGTACTGGGCGCTCCACTTCGAGATCGGGATCGTGGCGCGAAGCGCGTCCAGTTCTTCTTTCTTCCAGAACTCTGGCCAAAGCGGGATCTCGTATTCATCGACGGCGGGCAGAGTAATGACTTCCCACTTGTCGCCACCCCGAACTTCAGAGGCTTTGATTACCCGCCCGGTCAGATCCAGTTGATGCCACCGGGTCATTACGATGATGATGGCACCACCCGGCTGAAGTCTCTGCCGTGGACCCGAGGAGTACCACTCGTATACACCCTCGAAGTATTCGTTCGACGGGTTGATACCGGCAGCTTCCGAATGCGGGTCATCAATAATCAAAAGGTCGGCACCACGACCGGTCATGGCCGCACCGACACCACAAGCGAAATACTCACCTCCCCCGCTGACATCCCATCGACCGGCAGCTTTGCTGTCAGCCTTGAGTGCCGTCTCGGGAAAGACAGCCTTGAAGTCGTCGCTCTCGATGAGGTTCCGGACCTTTCGTCCAAACCTCTGGCTAAACTCTGTTGTGTGCGTAGCGCAAATAACTTTGCGCGACGGGTCTTGCCCCAGCAACCAAGCCGGAAGCATGTAACTCGTAAGCTCCGACTTACCGTGACGTGGTGCAATGTTAATGCACAGCCGCTTGAGTTCCCCACGGGATACGCGCTCGAAGGCATCCGCCATAATTCGGTGGTGCCTTCCCTCAATGAAATCTGGCCAGACGTTTTTGACGAAAGGCAGGAACTGCCTTTGCGCTGCTTCCTTCTGGTTAATTTTTGTAAGGGCGTTTAGCGCCTTCGCAATGCGAAGCTGATGCTCCGGGGGAAGCTGGTCTAGCCGACTTAGTATGTCGGCAGTTTCCATTTACTTTTCCTCTCGAAAGCAAACTAGCACCAAAAGTGGATAAACTTCAGTCGAGTTCCTGTATTTCCGCTCGCTCTATTAGGCGGTCCAGATAAGCCCTTGCCTTTCTCAAGTCCTCAACCGGTTTCTTTTTGTAGGGCCACCGCCACATATATCTAAAAATATTCCCCCATAAAGTTGCCATGTGTGGCGTGACCACAATGCACGGCTCGCGGTTGGTGTCGTCTTGCATAGCTTCCATTGCATCCCAGCACTGGATCGATTGATTGTAATGTTTTGGCGTTTCAACGGGGCTGCTCATTCTGTGTGTACCTTTGATTGCGTCTCGACATAGACTCGCGCCCCACAACTAAGTCCCTTCGGATCGTACTTAACGGTAGCCGGTCCCTCGATCTCGACGGACTTGCAGTAGATGTTCGACTTGTATGTCTTGACGGTAATCGGCGGGTTGTCCTCCCCGTTCTTTTTGTTAGCGCGAATGACGTGCTGGTTTACGTGAATGACCGTCTTCATGTGCGTCCGCTCTCTTCTTTCTCTACGTCTATGTGTAAAACGGTTCTTGGTTGACTGCTTCTGTTCCACGCCATGTGCGGAAGACAATCGTCAAAGACGATAACTTGGCGGGGGTGAAACCAAGTGCGCTCCTCCCCATCCACCTCGATCCCGACATCTCCTTCTGGGGGAATGTCCACACCGACGTGGCAGACAAGCGCGTCCGGATTGTTGTGCGTGTGGGTTTGAAGGTAGGACTTCGGGCCAAGACGTGAGAGGCCGACGAAGTTTACGGCTGGGACTTTGTCGAACACCGACTTTGATACCGGGAACTCCTCGGGCAATGCCCGGACGGATTTGATCCACTTCGCCATTTCCCTATGGCTGGCAAACTTCGGGCGCGGCTTTTGCCTTCGGCCCCGTGCTATCGTGTCTGACCTGTAGATGTTGGCGATGTGCCACTCACCGAAGAGCACGTTGCGGTGGTCGGCACTCCAGTTGTGCCAGACAAGGGTCTTCGATCTTACCTCCTCGAAAACATCGTCTAGTGACATGAGAAGTCCGGGGGTGTTGGGCAGAACACTTGCCAGATCGTGAAACCCTTGATTCCTTAACTCGGTCCTTCCGTTCAATATTTCTAAGCCGTGGGACATCAAGGTCTGCCCACCTCACTGTAGAGTAAGTCCGAAATATAATTGATGTTCCCAAGATAGAGGGGTTTGGCGCACATGATGAAAGAGCCGCTGCCGCGCTAATTATGCAGCATCTGGTTAATCCGAGGATTAACTTCATTCTCTAGCTCAAAGAACTTGTGAAGCTGCGCCAGAGCGATCTGCGTTTTCGCAAAAAGATCCACAAGGTTTTGATCTGGAGCTTTGGCGTTTCCCCGGATCTGCTCCATCATGTAGACGGCAACCGACGTGTTGATCTCTGTGTAGAGTTCGTGAAGCTCAATCGTTTTGAGATAAGCATCATCTCTCCCGACAATGTCGGGAACACGGCTTTCAATAGAGGCGTATTGCATTTGCATCTCACGTAGTGTCCGACATTTCGATCAGCTTGAACTTTGCTTTGTCCAAAAGAAGGTTCCAGTTGGCGACCGTGTCTATGGTGCCAAGGACGTTGAGGTCACCATTATGATCTGTCCCGAGGATCATCATCTGATCCCAGTTGATATCCATAGCGTCAGTAAGAATTTCTCTCGGGCAAAGCTCTTCTTGCATGTCCAATTCGTCTTCGATGCTGAACTTCTCACCCGTAATTTGAACAACCTTATTGTCTTCCAAACTTGTCCACCTCATTCCCAAGAGCCGCCCAGCCAGATCGGCGGGTGCGGGCAAAAATTTC